TCCTTGATGACGCAGTTGTGGCAGAACTCGAAGCACCACACTTCGCCGTTGTCGTCGTCTTTCCAGTAGAGCTGGATGGTCGTGACCTTGTCATCCGTGCGCTTCACGGAATCGACCGCACTGTTCTCCTCATCGTCCGGCATGATCTGCTCCCAGCCTTCAATGCCGTTGGCCTTGGCTCTGCGCTTGACGTTGCGTACCATCTCGCGTTTCTCGATCATGATCCAAGGCTGTTCCTGCACACGCCGGTCGTTCGGATTGCCGAAGTAGACTCTGGTATTCTCCAGCATTTCGCTCTTGATTCTGCCCTTGCTCTTCTGCCCGGACTCGGCTTTCTCATCCCAGTATGTAAAGATGCATCCGTCTGCCCTGACGGCGGCATCTCTTGCAAACTCCTTGGACAGCGCCGGGAGCCGGTTCTGTTCGCACAGCGTCTCAAACTCCTCGTTGACAATCCGCACCGGGTCGATCATCTTGTCATCTTCCGGGAATGCGGCAAGCACCGATGCGTTAATCTTGATGCTGTCCGAAACAAGGTTCGCAATCGTGAAACCGCCGACTCGTTTCAGAAAGTTGAATACCGGCGTCGGCAGGCCGTTGGCGTTTACGCCTTCCCACTGCTTCAAGTGTTACCCTGCGGGCTTTTTATCCCACAGTTCTTACGGTTTCCCGTAAGGTCAGCATATCTTTTCATCCTTGCGGATGTCCCTGCCTCGTGGAGGGATTATATCTTTTCACCCTCTATGCGTTGCGGCTGGCGTACCTTCGATACGCCTTCACCTCTGATTACCTTGCGAGTCGTATGATTCTTGTTGGCTCTTGCGGTGTTCTCACTCGGCGTAATCCACCGGCAGTTATCTGGGCAGTACCCTTTACCAGGGTCGACGCGGTCGATGCTGAGATTGTCTGCATAACCGTTCTCAGTTGCCCATTTCTTAAACGCCGTATAGTCGTTCCACTCATCGCAGACCTTAATGCCCTTGCCGCCGTACAGGCTGTAGGCGTGATGCGTTTCCCTGTTGCATCTCTGCCGCATGCCGCACCAAATGTTGTAAAGCCTTGTGCGGTTATCGTGGCCTTCGCCGTGCTTCCGGTTTTTTCTTCCGACCTCTGCCACTTTCTCCCGGTGCAGGCATCCGCAGGATTGTGTGTTCCCGTTGCGAAGGTTTCCGCTTGTTGCAATCACGGTCAGACCGCAATCACAAACACACTTCCATCTTGCGCCGTTCTTTTTAACGCCTGCAAATTCCACGACGGTCAAACGACCAAACTTCTGTCCAATCAAGTCAATCATATTCATTCTCCTTTGAATGTTTTTTACTCGTTTAGGCTTCCAGGTTTTTTCAGGGATTTTGTATCGGCAAGCTATTTACCGATATAAAAGTTTTCGTTTGCTTGTACGGTTTCGTACAAATTAATACTGTTATTGAACTGTTGAGCCTTTTCGTAATGGCTCCAGCCCCATTCGACTGTCGGCTTGTCTTTGCCTGCGAACAGGCCCAGCCCGTCTTCACTCATTTCTGTTCACCTCAGTTATGGGTTTACCATAGTTCAGGATGGCGGCGACGCCGTCATTCCAATCCTTCTCCATCTGAAGGTTCCGCTCCATCTCATCGTTCAGCTGCTGCAAGAGAACATGGTTGCGGAGCATTTCTCCCTTGTGGTCTTTTGGCAGAAGGTCTTCCATCTGCACGATCTTCGCAGCCAGCTTTGCGATCTGATCGGTGTTCGCTTCGCCTTTCTGCTCCAACCGCTTCAGCCAGTCCTCTGCCCATTCTTCCAATTTGATGTATCGTTCTTTCAGGAACAGCACATCCATCATCAGCTTGCCGCACATGGCTATTGAGCCAATAACGCACACGCCTGCCAGAATCAGCCATACTTCCATCTTGTTCTCCTTTCAGCTTGCCAAGTAGCTTGCGTCCGGCTCCCCGCCGCACATGTAGCTTTCGTAGTTTTCTTCCTTTTCCTCGATCATGTCCTCAAAGGTTTTCTTCCGTTCCTTCACAGGCGTTTGCGCCATCTCTGTCCTGCTAATACAGAAGTAGCGAACCGCGTCTACTGTATGCGTGACTTCGTGAGGGAGTTTCGCGCAGTCATTAATGTTCTTCTCATCGCTCTGAATGTCACGGAGATCCTCCGCTACATGCGTCAAATCAGAGAAGAGCATCAGCCCTGGCATAGTTGCCGGTGCTTCCCCTTCCTTGAACAACCCCTTAATATAAGGATCGTTCAACGGCATCTGCGCCATCATGCTCTTTACGATCATGTGGCCCTGCACCCTGTCTCTCGGAGCTTGGATGATCGGAATTCCGCTTGTCAGGAAGATTTCGGCCATCGTCTTGCCGGATTCCTTGCTCCTTGCCCACATATCCCAAGGGGCATAAGTCGCCTGGATCTTTTCGTGGATGGGGCTGTTTCCGAGGATGGTATGCGCTGCCGCCTGGACGATGAGTCCTTTTTCTTCAATCTCCCTATATGCCCACGCTCTGCCGTCGGTATCCACTGCCCACCAGATGACAGCTGTCATATCAAGGCCGTAGTCAAACGAGCGGTATCTGGGCCAGTGTTCCGGAATCCGGAATGATTTCATCGTGTGGGTTGCGAACTGAAACTCTTTGAAATACCCGCCGCCGAGTGCATCCCAGTCACCATAGCGGTATGCAAGTTTCAGATCCGTCGGCATCTGGGCAAGCATTCTCAGGTAGTTCGGAGAATGCTCCAACATGTGCGTGTTGTCATCGACCGTTGCAAAAATGAACGTGTAGTCTTCCGGATTTTCGTTTTCTTCCGGGTCGAGACAGTTTGTCTTATATTGCTTGTCGATGAAGAGTCTCTTAACCCCAAGTTGTTATCGCAAAGGCTCTTTATCCTCTGCTTCTTCATGTTTCCATGAAGTTCAGACTATCTATTAGAGGGCTTTCCCTCTCGGAGTCTCGTGCGGAGATTGTTTCACTCCGTAGTCGTTGCGCGTGTCCGTTTCGGACTTCCGCTCGGGTTGCCATGCTGTTTACTCCAGTAATCAACATTTCTTCGTTTGGCGTTCTCACCGTGGCTGATCCATCTGCAATTCTCTGGACTGTATCCTTTGCTCGGATCAATGCGGTCTATTGAAAGCATTTCGCGCTTCGGCGTATCTTCCGGCTGGTCATAGTACCCATTTGCGTAGGCCCATTCCTTAAACGCGGGGTAGCTTTCAAATTCGTTCTTGATGCCTTTCCCGCCATAAGAACCAAACTCTGTAAAGTTCGGATTGCTGCACCTGGTGTTGATATTTGCCCAGATCCTGTAGAGCCTTGCAAAGCGGTTTCTCATTGAATCTCCATGCGTTGTGTTTGCTTCCAGAAGATGTTCCCTTCTCATGCATCCACATGATTGCGTGTTGCCTCTCCTGAGATCGTGGCCGCTTACTGTTACGGTCATTCCACATTCGCAAACGCACACCCACATCGCCAGCCTTGATTTCCCGCCATTGGTTACTTTGCTCTTTGCCTTGCTGACAACGGTCAGCCTGCCATAGGTGTTGCCAATCTCGTTGATCATCGTAATTTCCTCCAATTACTTCAGTATTCAGTTTAGGTTTTCCCGTTTTTACTCCGTTTTACATCGGCAGATTTTGATGTTTACCGATGGCCGACCCCACCTGGGTTACAGGTTAAGTACATGCGTTTCGGAATCGCATCCGCGCCTCGGAGCAGACCGCCCAGGAAGTTGAATGCACGTTCCGAAAACTGTGTTGCTTCGTCAATAAATATCCAGTGAGTTCACCATTCAATAACCATCAGCGGCAAAACCGCTAATGATATTCCTGGCCGTTGTACTCGTCTTCGGAATCGTCTCCAGACCAGTGTCCGAATCGGATTGTCGAGCCGTTTACAAAGGTCAGCATGTGAGTCGTGCCGTTGTACGTTGCCGCTCCGGTCTTTGCCGCCATCCTCCGCATGGGAGTGATATGGTTTTCTTCCAGCGCTGGATAGGTCTGGCGCATGACCAGGATCTTGATCCCCGGATTCATCAGCGCCCCGCCGAAGGCTTTTGTTCTGACGGCGTGGGTCTTGCCTCCGCCCTTTGCGCCGCCGTAACAGACGAACGGTGTATCCGCCTGGTAGAACAGCAGCTGCTTCGGGTTCGCTTCACCTGGATCCCATTCTGCGAGTGGCTTTCGGTTGTCTTTAACTGCCGGCATATTACTTGAAGGCGTTTACGCCGCCGACGCCTGCGGCCTTGATGACCAGGGTGCTGTCGCCCTTGTCCTGTTTCCTGTCTACCCAGCCGCCGTTTCCCGGCTGCTTCAGAATGGCCAGATATGCCGAAG